TTGAAGTCTACCACTATGCCCCAATTCAATATCTGTTTAATTCGTCATTTGGAACAAACTTTGGTGGTGTGGGTGGTGTTGGAGTTCCTCTAGGAGCTTTCAACTCTGATACACGATTCCACATCCTTCCTTTGTTTGAAGACGTTCTTAGATCAGGACAACTCAAGCTTGCAGGTAAAGTTAGAAGATCGCACTACAACTACAGGATCTCAGGAAGAAACTTTCGTGTGTTTCCTGTTCCTGGCTCAATCATTGAAGGTGTGAACGACAAAGTGTGGATCAGGGTGGCCTTCTCAGCAGCTCCAGGAGGCGCTTTTATCGATCTTGGACTGAGTGGCTCCCTGAGTGGCTCCTACTACTCTGCGGTCGCTTCTGGGTTCTCTGGGCCATCTTACGGAGCATCTAACCCTGCCAACATCCCAATGGGTTTGATCAACTACGCAACCTTGAATCAGTGGGCTAAGAACTGGATTGCAAGGATGACTCTAGCTCTTGCAACAGAGGTTCTTGGTAGGACTCGTAGAAAAGTATCAAGGATTCCAGTCCCAGGAGCCGAGGTTGAACTTGATGGTAGTTCTTTGGTCACAGAATCAAGAGAAGGCCAAGAGAAACTCTTGGAGGGGCTTAAGGAGAAGTTGGAGAGTCTCTCTTATTCCAAACTGCAAGAACAACAGGCAACTCAAGCAGAGAACTTGATGAAGCAACTCAGTTTTCTTCCAATGCCTCCAACTCATGCGATCAAGATGTTCTAAGATATTGTGGAGGATTACCAGGAGAGGGAATGATGAACACACTCCAAGAATACTTTGAATTCTGGTTGGAATATGCAAAACCAGAGGCACCCGAGAACTCGATCTATGGGAGCTATCTGTTCGCACCCACAAGGGACGACACACCTGAACCCAAAGAGAAGAACACGCCTCAAGAGAATCAGCTTCAAGCTGCTCTCAGAGCTTATATCGCTGGTAATTCCAAGGCTAGTCTTGCAAAACTCAGTAACACTTTGCTGTGGATGGTGCAGAACGGGTTCTATCAAAAGATCCTAAGTCCACTATATCAACCAACCGTGTACAGGGTATTGCAGGTAAACTGGAAGAAGATCCCAAGCATCCTTGGCATTCCTTCAAACAGAGTTCGATATTCTGATGTTACGGGTCCAGGAGTTTTGCAACCAGTCAACTTTCCAATCTCAGGATGGACTTCGGCTCCCGAGAACCTGATCAACGTTGGTGAGGTTGAACCTGGAACAGCGTTGATTCTGTTTGCTGTTTCAACCAAGAAGAACAAATTCTTTGGAAACCCAGGTGAGCTTGCAAAGGTTCTTGGGTTGGTGGAATACGTTCGTGAGATGGAGACGATTGCTGTTGGTCCGGTTGCTTATGACAGCGCTTCTTATCTTGTTTTCAGCAAGGAAACGTTGCAGCCTGATCAGAAGCAGAAGGCAATTGCCAAGTTGTTGGCAGGAGTAGGAAAGTAACCATGCCAAGGCTGTTTGTTACTCAAAGAGAAATTGATTTTTTTAACGATATTGGCAAAGAAGTTGTAAAAGATATTATTGGCCAGCAAATTATCTACTGGCCTGTATCAACTTTGAAAACCAAGATACACCCCGTTTACAACGAAGCAGTCAAGAGGATATTCGAGAATCCTATTAGGGTTGATGCTCTTGTTGGACAGCCAACCTGGGAAACAAGAATTACGCAGTTTGGGCCAGAACAAATCAACAAACTAGAAGTGTTCATCCAGGCAAGAGACCTTGCTCAGAAGAGTGTTGAAGTCTCAGAAGGCGATTACTTCACATATGGTCAAGAAGCTTATGAAATTGTTGGTGCTGTGAAAATGAACAACTTCTTTGGTCAAGTAGAGCACGAGATTGGGTTCAAGATCACAGGATTACTTGCAAAAGCTGGCGAGTTTGACCCTCAGAAGTTCTTCCGACCAACCAATCAAGAGGCTACGCCTCCGGTTCCTTTTGAGCAACAAAGAGGATTGCCAGAGAACATTGATGGTCCAACCGGAGATGTGAGAGATGTCAGACAAAGACTTGGCGATGAACTTGCTCCGATTGCTCTTGGACAAGGGCCAAGAAGGGTAGACGTTGATATATCTGGTAAAGCAAATCATGTATATGACGAGTAGAGGAAAAGGATATGAGAATAAAAAAAGCCAATCTTGTGAAGATCATACGGGAAGCTGTTGTTAGAGCCGTAGAAGAAGCAAAGTTCAATCCACAAACTTTGAATAGCATGAATTTTCAAACACCAGAACAAGTTGCCAAATATGTAAGCAGCTTGAAACTTCGTGAACTCGGGAAAGGGTCAGCGCGTATAGTTTTTGCTCTTGATAGTAGACGTGCTCTTAAAGTGGCAATAAACAACAAGGGTATTGGTCAAAACGAAGCTGAGGTTGAAAATGTCACGAATCCATCAGCAAAGAAGATGTTTGCTGCCATATACAATTATGACCCAAGATATAAGTGGCTTGTTTCAGAACTTGTTAGACCAATGGATTCTGAAAAAGAGTTTGAGCAATTGACCGGGATTAGATGGGTTACTTTTGCCCACATTATTTCAGCTTATGGTTTCGGGGAAAACCAATACGAACAAAACTCAAGCCAAATTCGTAAAATTGTTCAAAGCGGAGGCCCTATTGCAAAGCATTATGCTAGTGATCCACGGGATCTCGAATATCAATTGAATTCTCCTTTTTTGAAGAATGTGCTACAAACACTTCCAGTTCTTACGAGCGGACTTATGCCGAATGATATCAAAAGATTAGAGCATTGGGGTAAAACTCCTGATCAAAGGGTAGTTCTTCTTGATTATGGATTTACTTCAAGTGTTGCAATTCAACATTACGTCGAACCAGATATAGGAAATGATCCAACTGGAAAACAGTAGGTTTTTCTAGTTATTTGTATGGTTGATGAGAGTAAGAACAGCACTAGGTTTGATATTGAACGAGATGACAGGAACCCAGAGGATCATCTCTCATCTGGTTATCAAGACTCAAGCCCCACTGACTACACGATCCCATCCTGTGAGATCGAAGATGTAGATGTAGCTCTTCATGGTTTGTTTGACAAACAGATAGGATTCAGAAACACAACGATTCCAGATGGCGAGAATGGCCCCCTGAACATCAACAAACCTTATGTGATCTTTGCAACAGGAGAAAGGTTTGCTCTTGTCAAGAAACTCAGACCTCCGAGAGACAAGAGCAAACAACTAATGCTTCCTGCTATCTCGATCAGAAGGAAGTCAATCACACAGTCACCAGAGGATATAACTGGAAGAGGCATGAACCAGTTCACGGGTGATATTGTGATCAGGAGAAGACTAGCTGCTCAAGACAGAGACTATCAGAATCTACTGAACAAGCTAGCAATTGACGGATTGAATCCTGGGGGTCCAAGTTCAAGAAGGACACAAGGTGAGAATGGCTCTTCTGTTGATCTTGGAACGGCTCAAGGAGCCTTGCTGGATCCCAAGCTTGGAAACAACGTTTGGGAGATCATCTCGATTCCTCAACCTCAATTCTATACGGCAACTTACGAGGTGACGTTCTGGACCACACACACTCTTCACATGAACTATCTGATCATGACCTTGTTGGCTGCTCAATTGCCACAGGGGAAGATGTTCAGACTAAACACACCAAAGGGGTATTGGTTTATCGCAACAATAGCAGATGAAGTCAGTTCGGCAGACAACCTGGATGACTTCAAAGAAGAGAAGCGAGTAATTCGTTATACGTTTCAAGTCATGGTCAAATCATTCCTGCTCGCTCCCAATGGTCCAGGAGTTCCTGTTCCTGTGAGAAGGACTATTTCAGCGACAGACATCTCATTTGAACTGGAAACCACCCCAGGTTCAGTAAAGATGCCACAAGGCCCCAAGAGATCGGCTGATCCCGGCTTCACACTTACCGATATCGAACAAGATCCAGGGGTAAAACAGACCCCAACAATAGATCAGAGACTCTTGGTACAGAAGACTATCTACAATCCTGTTACAGAACGATTTGAATCGAAGTACGCAAGAGTCCTTGAGACCAACCAGAAACAAGGGGAAACGGTTTACTACGCTTCTGGGTTTGAGTCTCTAGAAGAGTTCATTGCGACAATCAAAAACCCGTAATTATGGGCGAACTCCAGTCCCGAATGGAATCGGCTCTATAGGAGCATAATTATCCAAGACAAATTCTGTAGCTGATTGCTGCTGATTTAGCAGAATCCTGCGAATACGAGGAACAGAAATGGCAGATCAAACATTCAAAAGCCCAGGTTTCTTCGACCGTGAGATTGACCTTTCATCTCGTGTGGTAGAACCATCTGGAACACCAGCCGCCATCATTGGAGCATCTCTCAAAGGTCCAGCCTTTGTTCCTGTGACATTGGGTTCGTTCTCTGATTTTCAAACCAAGTTTGGTGATCTGAGTCCAAAGCTCGTTGCTCCTTATGCGGTACAAAAGTGGCTTGACAATCGTTTTGCTTGTACCTTCATGAGAGTTCTGGGTGCTGGTGCAAACACAACTCAAACTCAGATGGATGATACCAGAACCACTGGCCGAGTAGCTAATGCTGGATTCAAGATTTCAGGCTCGACAGTAAGCTCTGGAGATCACAGATACAAAGGTGCTGTTCAATTCTTGATCGCAAAGCACGCTGTTACAGGAACAGAAGTTTATGGCTTCCCAATGTTCACTGACAACGACAGCTTCTTTCGGAATGGTGTTCCAACCGACACCTATCTGGTTCGTGGTTTGCTGTTCTCTGCTTATGACACCAGAGTGATGGTTATGTCTGCTTCTGAGACTTTTAGTGGTTTCATGGATGACATGGCAGCAATTGACCAAGGTGCCGCAAGTCCAACATACAACAAGTTCAAGCTGGTAATCTCTTCCTCGGCTGGTTCATCGTTTGCTACAACAGACGGATACGCAGGTGTTCGCATCCTTACAGCTTCGTTGAACCCATCGGATACAGACTACATTGCAAAGATCCTGAACACGGATCCAGATAAGTTCGAAACAGAGAAGCACTTGCTTTACTGTGATTTTGCTGTTGACAATGAGATTGCTTCGGTTGTTGCTTCCTCGGGAAGCACTGTTGACTTCGTAGCGGTAGCATCTGGAACCATCAACCCATCGTTGACTTCTGGAGATATCACACTGCCTCTTCGTGACGCATTTGGAAGATTCGACACAAGGTTCACCACGCCAAAAACACCTTGGTTCATCTCGCAACCTTTTGGTCTTACTGAGTACAACTTGTTTTATGTTGAAGCTCTTGATGATGGAGCTTATGCAAACAACAAGATCAAGGTTAGCGTTGCAAACGTTCTGGCTTCTACCAATCCTAGAAACCAGTATGGCACATTCTCTTTGGTTGTTCGTGACTTTGCTGACACGGATGTTGAACCAAGAATCATTGAACAGTTCAACAATCTAACCTTAGACCCTGACAGTGACAACTACGTTGCAAAGATCGTTGGAGACACAAAAGTCTCTTTCATGTTCGATGTGGTTGACCCAGACGACAGGAGACTGATTAGGTCTGGTAACAATCCAAACAAGTCCAAGTACATCCGTGTTGTGATGAACGATCAGGTAGAGAGGAAGATGGTTTCCCCACTTGCTCTTCCATTTGGTTTTAGGGGTCTTGAGCTTTTGAAAACAAATCCTCTGTTGACGGATGGTTTCCCAGGTGTATCAAATATCCGGTTCGGAGCTTCTGGTTCAGATGATACGGATCCTTTGATGTTTGGAGCCATCATTCCTCCGGTTCCATATCGTTTCAAGGTAACAAGAGGAGAAGTGTCTGCTTCTTCTGTGTTTGAAGGATATCCTGGGCCAAACGAGATAACGGATACAAGGTTCTATTGGGGTGTGAAGACCGAGAGGAACACAAACGTTCTGAACCCTAACGTTTCAAATGAACCAAACGCACTGATTAGTGCTTTGACCAAGTTTCAGGGTCTTTCATTGCTTGATGTTCTTGTGACTGGTTCAAGTGTGGACTCATTCTCAAACAACAAGTTCACGCTTGCCAAGGTTGCTTTGAGCAACACCAGTCTTTCTGATGTGACGGCATCTGCCGAAGTTCACATGAGAGAAGCTGCATATATCCGTAACGGTGTGGTTGACCCAACAAGTTACACGGTTGCTGATAATGGAAATAACCGTGTCACCTTTGCCACATTGTTGATGAAGGGTGCAACACCATCGGTGTTCAACAGGTTTTCTGACTTTGCCAAGTTCACCACTGTTCTTTATGGTGGTTTTGATGGCGTGAACATCCTTGACAAGAACGCTTCCCGGATGAATGACAAGGCTACATCCACTGAAACAGGTGGAGGAGCCAATGGTTCTTTCACAAGTCCTGGTTTCTCAACGAACCAGAGCGGTGTTGGTAAGTTGAACAGCACGATCTTCTCTTACCAGACGGCTGTGAAAATCCTTACTGATCCGTTGCTCTCGCAACACAACCTCCTGTCTATCCCAGGAATCCGTGAAGCGTTTGTGACAGATTATGCTGGAGCACAAACCAAGGAACACACTTTGTCGATGTATGTGATGGACATCCCTTACTACGACTTCAACGGCATTCGTATCTTTGATGGCGACATTGGAAGATTTATTGATGTGTCTGCCC